CGTATTTTTTGGGCGTAAAAGAGATAAGAATACAAACTTTCCAACTCATTTTCCTTTTGTAAAAAAAACAGATCAGGAAAGATGTGAAAACATGACTTGGGTACTTAATGATAAAACCCCTTTTATTGTAACTCAGAAATGTGATGGAAGTTCTGGAACTTATATTCTTGAAAAAAGAAAAAATTTTTTTGGAATTAAATATGAATTCTATGTATGTAGTAGAAATGTGCGACAGCTAACTTCTGAACAAAAATCTTTTTATGATGAAAACTACTATTGGGAATGTGCTATTAAATATGATATTAAAAATAAGTTAAAAGATTATCTTGAAAAACATCCTTATCTTGACTATGTTTGCTGGCAAGGAGAGGTATGTTCACCAAAAATTCAAAATAATCCACAGGGTCTTACTGAAACACACTTATTTTGTTTTCATATGATTGATTCTAAAATTGGTAAATATGATATTAGAGATGCAAAAAAAATCTGGAAAGAATATAATATGGAAACCGTTCCTATTATTAATGAAAACTATATCCTTCCAGATGATTTTGAAGAATTTAAATTAACCGCAGATGGAATGTATGATTCGTCTGTTTGTGAGGGCAAGAAAGATCAAAAACGTGAAGGTTTTGTTTATTACAAAACAACTGATCCTAATTTCAGCTTTAAAAATGTAAGTAGAGATTATTTATTAAATCATTAAAAATTTTGGTCAACTTAAAATAACCTTATTTACGGAATCTTCATATAAAATAGATGGAAAATATTTTCCGTCTATTTTATATGAATTTTAATAAGGAGAAATAAATGAGTAAAGTAATTGATATGACTGGACAAATCTTTGGAAAGTTAACTGTTTTAAGTAGAGCAGAAAATGATAAATATGGTAAAGCTCAATGGCTTTGTCAATGCTAGTGTGGTAATCAAAAAATTATAAATGGAGCATCTCTAAGAAAAGGACTTGCTCAATCCTGTGGATGTAAAAAATTAGCAAAACTTAAACAATATAACGAAAAAAATGTTGTTAATTAGATAGGAAATAAATATGGAAAATTAACTGTAATAAGTAGAAATACAGATCCAAAATATGCGGTGGATGGACGAGCAATGTGGAATTGTAAATGTGAATGTGGCAATATATGCGTTGTACCTGGAAAAAGTTTAAGAAATGGTCATACCAGTTCATGTGGATGTAAAATTAAATCAAAAGGAGAAAGTATTATTCAATGGCTATTAAATAAAAGTGATTTAAATTATAGCACACAATATACTGTAAAAATTAATCAAAATTTATATTAGACTCAACAAAAACATCCATATTATTTTGATTTTGCCATTTTTGATAAAAATAATATTTTATTATATTTAATAGAATATGATGGAATCCAACATTTTAAAGTTCAAAACAACGGATCTATTTGGAATACTCCCGAACAAGTAGAAAAAACAAAAATAAGAGATATGATTAAAAATCAATGGTGCAAAAATAATAATATTCCATTAATCCGTATTCCATATACACATTTACAAAATTTATGTTTAGAAGATTTACAATTAGAAACAAGTAAATTTATTATTTAATGGAGAGCTTCAGCTCTCCATTTGTTTTTTTTATTATTTTTTGTTATAATATATATAAAGGATAAAGAAAAAAGAAAGGAAGTGTATCAAAAATGGGGAAAAAACATAATAATTTTACTATATCAAGAATGTTTTGTTGTAATTGTGGAAAAGAGGGTGTTCCAATCAGTAGAAAGATTGGTCAGTATAGGGAACCTGGTCATTTAAAAAAAATGTATTGTATCCATTGTGGAAAAACATGGAATCATGCAGAAGTTCGTTCAATGTATAGTGATTATAATTATGAAGATTTTAAAACTGAGTTAAAATATAATAATTTTGATGAAAATGGAAATAGAAAAAAACCTTATAGAATTTTTAGAGGAGAATTAAAACAGGAGGGACTTATTTAATGGGTGATTTATACTTAATGTGCGGGCTGCCTGGCTCTGGAAAAAGCACTTTTCTCAAAACCAAAATTAAAAATAAGGAAACTTCTGCAATTATTTCAAGAGATGAAATTAGATTTGCTCTTGTAAAACCTGAAGAAGAATACTTTTCACATGAAAATGAAGTTTATACAGAACTTTGGAAAAGAATTAATGAAGCTCTGATTACTAAAAAAGATGTTTTTGTTGACCAAACCTCTTTAACGCCAAGAGCAAGACAGTGGCTTTTATCTCATGTGCATGGTTATAAAAATGCAAATTTAATTTGGATTGATGAAGACTTAAATACTTGCCTTGAAAGAAATGAATTGCGGAAAGGAACGCGTTCATACGTGCCTCGAAGCGTTATCCGCCGCATGGCCGCTCAGTTTATTGAACCATCTCTTGATGAAGGATTTGATTATATTTTTCATTATAATAGTGAAGAAAATAAAATAATTTATAAAACTTGTATTACAATTAAAAAAGATTAAATCATTTAAATAATATTAATATAAAGTTAGAATTAAAAGAATTAATTCAATAAGGGGGTGTTTATATGGCAAATCAAATTTGGTTCTCATCTGATTTGCATCTCTAAATCATAATAAATCTTTTATTTATGAAGAACGAGGATTTACAAATATTTATAATATGAATAATACGATAATTAAAAATTTTCATAGTCTCATTAAACCAGAAGATGATTTATATCTTCTTGGAGATACTTTTCTTGGAGATTTGTCCGCGGGGATTAGTCTTTTTAATCAACTTCCTGGTAAGATCCACTTAATTTGGGGAAATCATTGCACCAACGCCCGCAAGGAAACTATGTCAAAATGTTATAATGTAGTAGAAGTAATTGGTTATGCAACTATTTTAAAATATAATCATTATCATTTTTATCTTAGTCATTATCCCACTCTTACTACAAATTTTGATGATATTAATAAACCACTTAAAAAAAGAATTCTTTGTCTTGCGGGACATACCCATTCAAAAGAAATCTTTGAATCTTGTGGTTCATATAATGTTTCAGTTGATGCTCATAATTGTTTCCCTGTTTCTATTGATAAAATTATCAATGATTTTAAAAATCATTTGGACAAAAATAAATAATTTTAATCATACAATTTTAATAATATATATGGATCAAAAAACCAAAAGTTTTTCCGAGGAGCCGATACCTGTATTGGTTCCTTATTTTTTATATAAAGGAGGAAAATAATATGAATTTAAAAGTAAGATTTAAAAATCCTATTTTTATTGCTCAATTAATTCTCGCAATCTTAACCCCAATCTTAGCATATGCAGGATTGACTATGCAAGACCTTACAACATGGAAAACTTTAGGGGAATTACTTTTAAACGCTCTTAGTAATCCATATGTTCTTGGATTAATTATAATTTCAGTATGGAATGCATTAAATGACCCCACCACAGAAGGAGTTGGAGATAGCGATCAAGCATTAAAATATGATATTCCTAAACCAAAAATTAGAGGATAAATAGGAGTATACTTATGACAACAAAAATTAAAGGAATTGATATATCTTATCATGAAGGTATAATTGATTTTAAAAAAGTTTTATAGGATGGAATTAAATTTATTGTAATTAGATAGGGATATAGAAAAACTATTGATAAAAAATTTATTGAATATGTTAAAGAATGTAAAAAATATAATATCCCAATTATGACTTATCATTTTATTTATACAGATGGAGCTACAATAAAAGAAAATGCTATATCAACTTTTAATAATTTAAAAAAAGCTAACTTAGATCCAATTAATACTTGGATTGCAGCAGATCTTGAATATGATACATGGAAAAAGAATGGTCAAAAATGTACAAGAGAAAGATGTACAAAATATACTTTATAGTATTTAAAAGAATTAGAAAAACTTGGATGTAAAAAACTTTTTATTTATATGAATGATAATTATTATGAAAATTATTATAATATTAGTCAAATAAAAAAATATCCAATTTGGTTAGCTAATTTTAGTAGAACAACACCAAAACACAATTGTATTATGTTTCAATATTCTGAAAAGGGTCGCGTCAAAGGTATTAATTCATATGTTGATATGAATTACTTATATGATGAAGATATGTTATCAAAAATATCAACTATAACTACAACAATTACAAAAAATATTCAAAAAGAGGAAGGTACTAAATTGAATACAACAGTTAAACAGACAGGAGAAATTACTGCAAATTTGTTAAATGTTAGAACTTGGGCTGGTATGTAGAATTCTACAGTTTCCTTCTCTCCATTACCAAAAGGAACTAAATTAGGAATTTGTGACAGCGTAAAAGCAAAAGATGGTGTTACTTGGTATTATATTAAATATAATAATAAATATGGTTTTGTTTCTTCTAAATTTATAAAAACAACAGGTCCAGTTATTTAGAAAGCTAAAAAAACTACTGCTAAAACAATTACCAAGACAACCTCCCAAAATGATAAATATATTAATAGTAAAACAACTCACTACATTTCAAATTGCAGTAAAGATGAAAGAAGTCGATTATCTGGCGGAAAAGCGGGAGATCAATCTGGTTCAGAATGGTGCTTAAAAGCTTGGTATAATAGACCTTGGAATTATGTGTTGCGGCATCCGCAAGAAAAAGTAAGATTAAAGAT